AACTCCACGATATTTTCCAGGTTTAATTGTTCTTAGAGCCGTAAGATCTCCAAATATTTGTCCTGTAATATCAATTGCATCTTTTCTTAATTTCATAAGGCATCCTTTGGTATATTTACTGATTATACCAGATAATGCAAATGTATTAAAAAATGGCTTCACATCTCGTTGTAAACCAGTATTTATTGGCGCAATAAGAAATTTATCGAATGCCATGAGAGCCTCCTAAATTCCTATTACAAACCAACAGAATTGAACTTCAGTACTACCGGCAGATGCATAAACTTGGAAGGTTGTTTGATTATAGGCAGTTAATGTTACAAAATTAGTTGATGCTCCAGCACCGCTTATCCGGGTTAATTGCGGGAATGCATTTACTGTTGTGAATCCAGGAAAATTTGTTAGTTCAGTTGCATAAGTAATAGTAACATGATCCGAACCACCTGTTGTTGATCTTCCCCATGCCATTTTTAGCCCTGAAGGCAAATATGTCCATCCGTTTCCAGCATTTGTGCCACCCATTCTTGCAGCAGTAGCAGGAATCTGGGTTATACCAGCAGTCATCGTCTTATTTAAGTAAAGTTCTTTAAATCCAGTTGCAGTATTTATAAAAGAATACATGCCAACATCACCGGCGGGAAATGCGGCACCAGCGGGTGGAGTGGCCCCACTTGCTGGCAAGTAAAGCCAATTGAATCCCGATGTTGCATTTATGCTTGCGCTTGAGGCGTTTGAATTGCCGGCAATAGCACCAAGGATGGTAAAGTTATTTAATATATTTCCCTGAGAGATCGACAATTTGTCAGTTGCCTGCGGAATTAAGGGCAAAAATGCCATAGTTCACCTATTATTTTTAATGTTATACAGCACCACCGCCACCAGTTCCATTCCACCAGCCAGCTGACATTTGTGCATTGGCTCCGGCGTAGATCGTGGCAACTCGTTCGTTGTGTAATTGGACAAGGGTCCTACGAAGGCATAAGCGCTCTTGTTTGTTGAACTCTGGTTCAATCATTTGAACGCTTTCTGAATCCATGCGATCTTGGAATATTTTCTTTGCGGCTCCGTACGCCAGGAACTGCCAATATTCTTCAAGATCAGGGCTTTGATTTGCCGCCAATAATTCAGTTGGGCGCTTGAAGACTTGGAAATTAATGCGATATGGCTGATCTGGCACGGGGCGAAGAACAAATTGGTTCTGGAAGAAGAGCATGGCCTGTGGCAACGATACTGTCTGGGGTGCGCATTGGCTATTGATGGCAACGCCTTGGGCCGGTGCAGAGCTGAAAGTAATCGTATACTGACCCGTTATATAGTTAATAAAGTTGTTAACAAGCGCAACAGTTGGAGGAGTTGCTTGTGCGTCCCTGTATGCCTGCGAGAACGGATCATATAAGTTACCAATAGGCAACGTATTCCCTGTTACGGGATCAATAAGCGGCACATCGGCCAATGATACCCCTTCTCCCGCAATATCTACAGAGCTAAAAAGCACCTGGTTCTGGAGGAGCGTGATATGTTGTGTGAGGCCACTTGGCACTATTGCTTGTTGCGAGTTAATTACGCCGCTAAAAGAAGTTGTAACATTATCGCCAGTGACGCCAATTGAAGCGATGCTATTAACAAAAGGATAAATCGCATAGAATTCTTGCCTATCTTGTGTGTAATAGGACTGGAATCCAGCAATGAATACCGGTGGTTCTACCGTGAGGTATTTATTCTGGAAATTATATAACGGATTATACTGGATAGTAGGATTAGCATTGATATCTCCAAAAGAAGCGGTATCAGTTGGGTAAACATCCTGAAACGGGTTACAGATAAAGGTGAAATTTACATTTAAATTAAATGTTCTGAGTTCCTCGGGGAAATCATAAAGAACAAAGGTGTTGATGTATTCATCTATAGTTGCAGTAGTAATCTGTGCCTCTGAGGGACTTCGTGTTAAACGCCTGACTTTTGTTCTGATTGCTTGTAATGTTGAATCTGCCATTATGAAGCTCCATAGGGTAAAACGTTTCTTGTAGCGCCCGTGAGCAATGCATTATTCTCGCCAACGGGGACTACTTGTGGGCTTTGAAAAGCGATTAAGGGTGGCGGATCGGGAATAGTTGGTATACTAAACGGAATGAACCGTGACGTGTCCAGGCTCATAGTAAAGGTAGTAGGGGTAGGTATCGTCAGAATCTCCCCTGTTGCCTTGTTAGCTTGATCCATTCCAAAACCAGGCGGTATATCCAAACGCACGATCAACCCAACCGTATATTGATGCGCAAATGAAGTAGTAACCGTGGCTATTGGAGCAGTAGTTATGTTGGTTATGATACGCATTGCGGGCTGAAACGTAGGGAAGGGGTTCGCGTAATTTGGGCTATATGCCATGGTATCTCCTAGATTTTTTCAACCGTTACGATAGAAGTTGCAACAGGTGATAAATCATCAACATCAACGAACTCCAAGCTCTGGAAAGCAAAGCGTGCCACTTTCTGGCCGATTCTTGTTCCCATCTTATTGTTTTCATCGAAGAAGTTTTCATGAACTGGGTACCATCCATTCTTGTTAAGATGCTTAGCCACACCAAGCGGAACAGTATATACGCTTCCATCTTTGAGGTCAAAGCGTTCAATTGGGTCTTCTTTATAGCATTTGAATACAAAGCTAAGAGTTCCACCCGGTACTTCGTGGAAGCGGAAAATACCACGTACTTTCTCTTGGTCTTTCTCGCGAAGGTATTTAAGGGTTGGTTTAGCTTTTACTGCGTCTTTTTGGGTATTTTTTTGCATTTCTGTCATTGCAATCCTTTCTTTAAGGGAGGAGTTTCCCCCTCCCCTAGTGTCCAACATTTCTTATCAGGTATTAGAGTCCGCCGAAGTCTGATTTACCGGCAACCCAGTACACTTTGTCAGCAGCAGTAGTACCAGCAGGGCCTGTAATTGCAGCACCTGAGATCACACCGAGACCACCCGTTCCAAGAATCATTCCAAGGAATCCGGTATTTACGGTTGCATCAGACAAGATACCGGTTTGGGTACCATTAATCTGAAGACCGCCAATAGTTGGTGTTTGTGATGCAGTATTTGTCAGTGCAAATGCTGTATCTTCACCAAACGGAATAACTTGAGGGAAATTACTTGGTTGTTGAGCAATAGTCGGCCATGTGAATGGCGTAAATGAAGTCGTATCAAGATTGATAGTGAAGTTGTAATCATCAACAACACTTGCAACAGTTACTGGTTCATATCTATTGAATGGAGTAGGATTCAATTGGATCATGCCAGCTTCAGCAGGTATATTGAATCGAACTTCTTGACCAGGTGTCAATCCGTGAGGAATTGAAGTACTTACGTTACCGTTAGTAGCCTGGGTAATCTTAACTACGTAACGTCTTCTAGGATAGAAGAGCGCATTGTAGTTAATGATTCTATAGAAACCAGCGCCACCAATTGCACCGGGAGCGGTAGCAAGAGGGTTAGTTGCAGTTAAAAGCGTAAAGCTTGTATTTGCAACAACGGCACCTACGACCATATCAATACCATTTACATCGGTTTGGGCAGTATTGCTCATACGAACAATAGTACCAACAGCGATACCAGCAGTTGATGCAGTGCTTACTACAGGACGCGTTGCGTTTGTAGAAGCAGTAGTTGCAACAGGGTTGGCGATCAATGGTAATGCTTGTGGATCGTTGCCTGATGGATCATAAAGAGTAAAGCCGCCCGATGCTAAAGTGTCGCCATTTAAAACAGCGCTACCATTAGAATAGTACTTCACATCACCTGTTCCAGCAGCCATGCCACGTTGCCAGTAGAATTCGTTACCAGCAGCAGCAGCTCCACCAACGGTACCAGCAGCGGTGTAATTTCTTACCCACATAAAGTCGACGCCAGATGGAATCTGAATAACTTGATTAATAATAGTTGAAGGTACAACAAATGAACCTTGACTTAAAATAGTTCCGTCCATGGTCGCTCCTTATGTTAACAACGTTGTGCGAAGGTTTAACAGCCAGAGGTCATTACAGAGGCGTGGCACTTCAGCAAATTTATAGCCTACAGAAGCGTTCATAGCCAATGGGCCAGAGAACTGTGGAGGTAAATAAATAAATTGAGCTGAATAGCCATCTTGCATTACGCAAGCATAAGCTTCGAGTCCGGTAATGAAAATATTGTAGACGTTTGCACCAAGGCTAGAAGCGTTTGGAGAAAAGCTACCAATAGATGACAAGAGGAAACGTACGTTACCAATTGCGCCCCATTCTGAACCTAATGCACGATTGTTTGCAGGATATTGGTTTTTATGAATAAAACCGTTAACCGCATCTAATTGTCCAATAAGCTGGGTTGAAGCTAAACCGAAGTATGCATCACGAACAGGCGCTGTGCCGAACTTATCTTCACCTGGGATATCATCAGTGATGGTATATGCGTTATTGTTACATAAAGCACGAACTACACCGTCAACGTAAGTACGGGTGATTTCGGTTGGGTTATCGCCGTTCACACCGCCGGTACAGTTAATGAAACTCGCAGTTGCTTGAAGCATATTGCGGGTAAGTTCATCTTCCGTTTGACGAAGTGATACACCAAGACGAGCTGCGCATTCATTGAGCACAGGATCTTGGTTTTGTAAGGTAACCTGTTCGTTGATTACAACATAGGTACCATAAAAACTTACAGTCGCATCTATCAATTCTGTTACTTTTATGACCTTATTTCTAAGGCGAGGAAGCCTATCGCACTTCCCTCATAAGGTTATCCCTTATGTTCAGAGCACCGCATCCCTATCACGATAAATCAATATGTTGATCATCCTTACAGAGTGGATGTTTATGCCATCTATCAGTGTCATAACAACCACATTCGAATTCTCTTCTTATTGTCGTTTTAGGGTTTTCTCGCTTGCTACGTTCAGGCTGAATATAGAGATCTTCAAATTCAATACGATGTGAATAATAATTTAATATACAAATGTCACATAACATATAGTTTGCAGAACCGAAAACAGGAATTCCTCCCCACTTTTCGAATTGTATATTGCACTTACCACACGTATTATATTTATTTATTTCCATAATCTTGCCCCTTGTTGCCGGTTAGCTTTTTGCCACTTCGGTTTCCAAGTCTATCAGAGAAAATTTAACGTGGACATAAAGCCTATCCACTGCAGTCAAGTTTTGAGCAGGTGGAGTAATACCACTGTTGCCCAAAGGCACGACGCTTGTATTGAGCGGATTATCAATTTGTTACTCCCTTGCGGGGGCTAGGTCATTTCTGCCTAACTCAACGCCTTATCGGTCGTTGTTCGGACTATCGCATCCTCTTGCGAGGTTTCTGGACTTAGTCTCTCAGGCTGATTAATGACAACATAATGGGTATATATTTTTTTTAATTTATCTTCAGAGAAAGAATTCATATCAGTATCATCCATAAAGGTATCAAAACACCATGAAAAAATACTTGCTTTATCATCAATGCTTTCGGCGTTAATTAATAAATACTGAATATCTATATCTTTTTTGAATTGTGTTTTATCTGTTATTTTTACCCAATTTATCATAATCTTGCCCCTTGTTACCAGTTGCCACTTGATATTATAAAATATATAAAGTATAATGAAATAGTTGCTTCACTTAGGCAACGTTCCACTATTAAAATAGCCGGCAGAAGTTGCTTGATTGCATAAAAGCTTCTGTCGGTTTTTTTATATATTACTTTATCTATCAAATTTAGCACTTCGGACTCCAAGTCAATCACCAGAAATTTAAAGTCGGCAAAATCTACCGACGCATACGAAGGGTTCTACCACCGTTACGTGGCATATTCTTCAACATCGCAGGAATCTTGTGAATCATATTCGGAACTGGCACCGAAAGAAGCTTGTAGTCGAACGATTGCTGCACCATACTATTACTTTCAGGCCGTTCTTACCTTACTGACCATTTCTGGCGGAGATCACTCTTCGGAGATCTCTCTGCTACTTTCGAAGCAGATTAGACTATCGCATCCGCTCTCGCGGTTTCAGGACTTAGTCGTTGCGGCCGCATTTTTACCATTGAACTCCCGCATCTTCTGATACGATTCTTCTCGATAAATTAGCTCGTCTTTATCTAGTCCAAAATATCTTGCACCATGATCATCAATGTTTTTAGCAGTTTTACAATAATTCAAGAGAAATTCAGCGCGATTCTTTTTAACTCTCAAAAATGGTAAAACATTCTCTAAAAAGGG